GATTCTCTACAAAACCATCTAGGTATGTAATAAAGGTGTTTATAGCATCATCAGAAGGAATCTTTGTTCTAGGAGCAGTTGCATAGGTAATAGTGGTTCCGTTAACGCTGTAGTCCGTACCAGGTGTCAATACCTCGCCATATACAGACACAATCAAATGTTGTGCAGATGGAGGTGCAATTGGATTGTCTTGAGATGTTAGATTAAACTGAGTAGTAGTGCCATCAAAGTCATTAATAGGTGTGGCAAGGTTAACAAACTTAAGTTTTACCTGATCGTATGAAATACCTGGTGAAAGAGCAATGTTTGGAGAACTGGTTACACTCTCATAGTAGATAACCTCATTACCTATAAGAATAGATCCAGACTCTTCTAAGAACTGGTCAATTGACTCTACAACAATATTATCACTATCTACAGTTATTGCTTCTACTAATTTTGTCTTACCATCTAATATACCAACGTCTAACCTATCAATATCAAGGTATCCAAGGAAATTGTTTAGAATATTCTGCCCAAGACCAGTCTTCTCTTGAGATTGGTAGTAATACTCAAGAAATCTATTGAATAGTGGATAGTCAGACTCGATAAATTCGGGAGTCTGGGCAACAATTGCCTGTGAGACTTTGTTGATATTTGTCATTAACCTATTAGGTTACCGCTACTAATGTTGGTGTTTGGTCGAACACTGTTGGACTCAAACTATTTAGTGGGATTGAAGGAGGTGGAGCAGTTCCAATCGGTGAAATTGTCACTTCAGGACTTACTAAGTTAATAATTGTGCCTGGTGTTGAGGCAGGTATGGTAGAACTGTTAGCAGGAATGAACTGAATTGGTAATGATAATGCTGTTGGTAATGCAGCTGGATCACTTACAGAACCTGCACCAGATGTTGAATCAGTAATTGTTACACCAGTGGTGGCAATATTTGTACCTGTTCCAATAACAGATATAGGACCAAAGGCAATTTCTCCTGTGTCATAGTTGACAGTCCCTGCAGAAGTGTTAGTAAAGATCTTTCTTGTACCTGTATTGTAGAATGTTCTAAGGTTTCCATATCCATCATCCTCGAATTGTTGATCAACACCTGGTCTATCTGCTGAACGGAACTGTCCAGAGAGTAGAATTGGTTCTTTTGCTCCATCTGTAGTAAGAGATGTCTTACTTGGTGCGGAGTTATACAAAGCAGAACCAGTAGATATTGTATATGTGTTAGTTTGATTGACTATAGGGACGATATATCTCAATAGAGTGACCTGTAGAGATACGTCTGTAATAGCATTATTTGATAGTGTTATCGCTTTCTCGTATGCTTGTGATCTAAATGTACTGTTAAAGTTGTTTATTTGTGTTTGTGTTGCCCACTGACTGATTGCAGTCTGTACATTTGTCTTGATAGTAGATGTATCTGAACTACTACCAGTGTCGTAAAGAACAAATACCTTAGTATAGATGTAAAGATTTTCTGGATCAATGATTACAGGATCAATAGATGCCATTGCATACTTTCTTAAATCTGCAGCAATAGACTTTTTAGTCGCATCATTAAGTGTAGCACCTGTAGCAGTCTTTACCGCAACGTATACTTTACCATATACAGGAGGGTTTAGAGAGTCTCCACCGTATGCTACCACTGCATCTGCATTAGGATATACCTTTTTAGTAAGAATAGCATAGTCTCCTGCAGTCACAGCACGATATTGTGAGGAGTAGAACCTTGGAGCATTGTATTTAATAGACTCAATGGTCTCAGCAGCAGTTCCGTTTTGTGATCTTGCCACTTTTGTAAGTGTCACAGCAGCAGGAGAATAACTTTGACCTAGTGTATCCGTCATTCTACCAGTGTATGAGAACCTATCTACGTCATTTGCCTCATTACCAGAGGTAACAAGATACTCAAACAGTACAACTTCTCCGTCTTTTAATGCTCTACCTACAGAATCATCACCAAATTTGACCTCATAACGCATATCTTCACCCTCTGAAAGGAAATATGCACGAGAGGACGCGGTAAGTGAGGTAATTGTATCCACTAAATTGTATAAATCAGAGGTTGTAGAGGATTCGTTTGCCTTTACTCTAACAGAAAGGGTGTTTATGTCCGCATCTTCTGAGGGAACTTTATAATTTTGTGTCGCAAATGTGTTTACAACGTACTGGAATGTGACTATAGACCCCTCTTTTAGTACAAGATTACTAAAAGTTGCTATACCAGTCGTGGCATTTACCTCAGCAGTGGTATCTGCAAGGACATTCCATATATAATTACCACCAGTTGCTACTGCACCTTTCTTTAATGTAACGGTAGAAGGGTAAGATCCGCTACTTTGTATAGTTTGTACACTTAGATTTACAGTTCCTTGACTTGCTTGTATAGATCTTGGTACATAATTTAAGAGTTTTGCTATATTAACTACATTATCACGCACTGTGGAAGAGGGTAGGAACGCCTCATTCATTGCCATGTTCGCATTAAAGGAACTATAGTAAGTATTATATGACAGTACATCTACCAGATAGTTCAATGTTGCACCATCAAACTCATAATCCGTAAACTCTTTTCTAGTTCTCAGATAAGATTTGATTGACGCTTTGATGTCATTGAAGTCTAGTGCTGTTAAATTATTCGGTGTTGACATTATTCGGGTCTCTTAAGTACGAATGACACAGTTTCCACGAGTGGTTGACCCACAATATTATAATCTATAGTGACATTGAATTGATTTGCATCATACTGCTCTACTACAGCAAGATTGTTTATCGTAATTCTGGGTTCATGTTGTCCAACAGTATTTAGAATGTCATCTCTAATAGCGTCTGCTGTGAAACCATCCATAGGTTCAAACAATAATTGCCTAACTCCCGAACCTATTTGGGGTTGAAATAACTTTTCACCAGGTTGAGTCATCACAAGATTCTTTAATGACTGCTTAATAGCATTGTCATTAGATACTTGAGATACATCTTGAGTAAAAGGATTCCTTGCAAAGTCTACTTTTATGTCTTTAAAAGCACGACTAAGGTTTACATCCTTTCCGCTAATTGATTTTAACGCCATTTGCTAAGTGGTTTTACATCCTTTTTCTTTTTGACAGGATACTCACTTATCAAAGTTTTGCCACTTTTGACAAATTCTTCACTTTTGTCTACTTTTACGACCATAGTTACCTTTGGATCCTAAAAGTATTTATGTTACTTCTTGAATACTTTTAACTTTATTAGTATATACATTGCCAATATTGTCCAAAATACAACTTCTAACCCAACATTATGCATATTATTCTCCGAGAGTGTGGATAACAGGTTTTTCGTGCTTCAGAATTTCGTACAATTTCTTATTTTCTGCTGCTGATACAGGTATAAACTCAGTATCATGGTCAAAACCCTCAGACCTGCTTGATTGATTTATAACAATAGAACCATTCTCTCCAGAAATTGACCTATGATAGGTCTTGGTGGGGATCATCAATGCTCCTGAGGAACGATTGAGGTGTACAATATGATATGGATACTTCCATTCAAGGTTTACTAACTCAAATTGTCTCTCTCCTTGGACTACTCTATTGTAATCTACTTGATGATAGTGTATGTAGAACTGTTTTGCACCCACCAAATCGTTGGGAGGAGAAATCGCAGCACCTGTATGCACTACTAGATCAGAGGCATTCGACTCTTCAACAGAAATATCGAAGAAGATTACATCTTGCGTCTCTCGAAAGACCCTATGCTTACGAAAGGTTACATCACTCATTACTTTCCTTGACCTCTATAAGGTTTTCTTTTCTTATTTCTAGAGGACGCAGAGTACTTTGTGTGTGATCCGCTACCTTGTCTTGTCTTTTTTGGTCTGGTCTCTTTTACTTCGATACCATTTCTATACATTGCCATAATTGTGGTCGCTCGCGGGGTAGGTTTACTATTTTCGGACGTATCTATACAGATTATCCATTTTTTTGTCTAATAATTCAATTTTAGAGTATAAATCGTTAATTATTTGCATAAAATTAAGGTTTTCATCACTATTTTTAGGATTATACGCTATTTTATCCAAAGTTGGCGTTTCTGATGCCCATTTTTCAAGATCTACGACCTTTTCTGCTAATATTTGCATACATTCGTTCGTAGTTTGCTTATATTCTTCTAAATCTTGATCTTTATCTATATTCATGTCTTATTTGCAAAGTATTTGTTAATTACTTCGACTTGATCGTGGTAACGGGATATATGATCCAACTCAGTTTGTATTGCTTCAGTAATATCTGAATGCTCTCCAATACCTGCAGGATTCTCAAGGTATACGTTTACATTTGCTTTATGCTTCTCTATCTCACCGTGAGCATGTGCAAGTACTGCTCTGATAAGTATTTCACGCATATGAAGTGCCATAGTTCTTAATTTTTCTATATTATAGACTATCTATTCATCATTGTCAAGTACACTGTCAAAGAATTCTTCTATTTCTTCCTCTGAATGTTTCCATGAGATACCAGAGTCAGAACCTTTGCATGGGTTCACACACTTGTGATTAGGTTTTATACAATTGCATACCATACCTGCAAGGTCATGTGGGCATGCCATTCGTCCTGTATTCCAATATAACTGTCCTTCTAACCATCTTGCGTCACAGATTGGACAAATTTTTGGATCATCCACGTTTGCGTCGCCTCCTTTTTTTAAAGAACTTTTGATAGATAGGTCTAATTATAAACAGATCTATTGCTTCGATTACGAATATAACTCCGAATCCTATGATTACTCCTGCTAGTACTATTGCTTCAATTATCTTCTTCATTTCTTCTACCACGTATAGGAGGAAGTATTACACGATGATATTCTTCCCAGAGTTCTTGTGGGTTTGGGTGATATAACCTTTCTTTATCAGAAACCTTTACAAGGTTATTTAGTTTTTTCTTTTTTTCACTCATTCTATTATCTCGAAATGCCATTTTATACCTTTAATGTAATCAAATGTGCATGAGATATCTTTATCACAATCATGTTCGTACTTTCTATCACAAAGATAGTTTCTTAGTTCCTGTATAGAAGAGAAGGAACCTTGAGGGACAAATTCTTCGTTAAAGAGAACGTACTTCATCTTTCCAGAGGTTTAAAGTGTATAGAACCATCATCCGACATCTCGTACTCGAACTCTGTAGTCTGATCCCAACCAAACTCTTCACATATATCGTAAGGAATAGTAAGTTGGAGGTCACCAAAGTCATCTTCTAGCAGAGTGGTGGTGAATCTTTTTGACATATTAAGTGTATCCATTATAGTCTATTATGAGGTATTCTTGTTGAAAAGCATTCCCATGACTTATATAGTTTTTCTTTATCTTGTAAATCACCCCATATATCAGTGTATTGTTGGGCACATTCATACATGCTAGTGTACAAACACCCTTCCTTCTTTATGAGTGATTGCATTGCCCATGTTCTTGTTTCTTGGTGGGGTATTTCAGTCATTTTTTTTCTGGGAATTTTTTTATATAGAAAGTTAACTTAAATATGAATAATATACTGCCTCTGGGGAACCTTTGT